CTTTCGGGCCCATCGCTGATGCGGCTGTATAGCCGTATCGGTACCTTGTGCCTGTATAGGCATTTAGGTAAGTGGAGATTTCTCCATTGATGGCTCATTGTGCTTATCGACTGACCGTAACCACCAACTCTGGTGGTAGGAGGACTCATGCCCGAGACGTATACAAAAACTGAAAGGGTTGTTATTAAGAATTGGTTTTTTAGCCAAACTTATAGCAATTTTGGCTGGACCGCTCCTGTCTCCGATGGAGTCAGTAACGGAACGGCCTTTAGTAATAGCTTGTCTGGATATAAGAATCCAGCTCATCGCGCGCAAATACGCGCTTTGACTTCGGCTACTACTCCCCTTACAGGTACGTTTGCTAAGCTCGAGTATGATAACCCGGGTCGCGCTTCCTACAAGCTCACTGCCTTGGATGGCCGTGTTGCTAGTTGGAGCGTAATGGGTTCGACGCAGGGTAAAGGGTCTAATTTTTTGAGTAACTCATTAAATTTACCCAACGCTGCGGTAATTACCTCCTGTCATAACCAGGCCGTTTCAAAGTTGTATGGCCAGCTCAACTCTTTCGTCTCCTCGGCTAAAACCGGGGAGGACTGGGGTGAGTGGAAATCAACTATGAAAACGTTAAGATCGCCTTTGAAACCGCTTCGGGATCTCGTGACCTCTTCACATTATCGAAGTCTTCGTGACTTAGAACGGTGGAGAGATCCGGTGAAACTCGCGGGTGCTCTGGCGGATACGCATCTCGAATTTGCTTTTGGCATTGCGCCATTAGAATCTTCGATTGCCAAGGGTCTCGTTGGTCTCCAAAATCGTAAGATTATGGGGAATTATCAGCCCTTCTATGCGAAGGCTGAGGTATCCTACGAACCCTCGACGAGTAATTCAATTCTGCAAGGGGACCCCTTTAACTACGCACAAATTTTGTACGGAGAGAAAGTGGTCTGGACCTTGCAAGAGGTTTACTCGGGTATCTGGGGAGAAGAGTGCTTATTGCCCGAAAGGCCAGTAAGTGATGTTCTCGGTTTAAAATTCCGAGATATCGTCCCCACTATATGGAATCTTATTCCATATAGCTTCTTAATTGACTATTTTGTCAATATCGGACAGATAGCTAGCGCTCTAGCGGTTCCCTGGAACGGCATAAAGTGGTGTAACAAGACATCTCGGATTCAAGGAGTCCTTGATGTCACGTACAGCTACAGAATGCGCCCGGGGGCAACGACTAATATGAGCGTGAACTTTAGTTCGGAGCCTGGTAATTTCAAAGTTCTTAGACGAAACTTCAACAGGTCCTCACAGGCCGATCTGCCGGTTCCATACTTAGAATTTACTAAGCCTTGGCAACTGACAGGTAGACAGTGGGCAAACTTGGCGGCTTTGGGTATCAGCCAGTCGGCTAAATACCTCTTGGCTCTCAAGAAAGTCGTGAAGAAGAATCCCGAGCTTCCCTCCGTTTATTTACGGGAGTTGGGGCAACGGGCTTCGATGTCTAAGGTTCCTTATCCATTCCATCGTCCTTAATAGAGGTACTCTCAAAATGGCTATTAGCCTAACCAGCCCGATTACGGGCGCTGCTGTTACCGGACTGACGAGTCCGACCTACACAGTGGCGGTCGACACGCCTCCGAATACGTGGTCCAAACAATGGGCTGTTACCGCACTTGGCGGAACACAGACCGGTGTGGATACGTCTTCTTCGGCGTCGAGACCGTTCACGCTCACCGCTTATCGTCCGCAGAGCCTTAAAACTCTGAATACGGTCGATTCGACCGGTGTAGTCCGTGTAGTTGGGTTCAACACCTACGGGTTCTTGGTCCGTAAGGGGATGACTCCCCTTGCTGGCCAGGCTTCGAAGACCTCCCAGTTTCGACTGGAAGCTTCGATTCCCGCTGGTGCTGACACGGCCGACCAGCCCAACATTAATGCGGCAACTAGCTGCACTATTGGAGCGCTGTGGCAGCAAGCAGATGGTATCGCTACCACGCTGCGAACTGGTGTCCTCTAAGTAGCTTCGTTTATGACGAAAGCTATGAAGAGTCGCATCGGCTCTGCTCTCTTTATCATCCTTTCTATCGTGTTTGGGCCAGATTTGGCCCGATTTACGATTACAAGGGTGAGCGACCTTCCTTCAATGGATGTTCGCTGAAGAGAGACATCAACTACATAGTGTGAGGTAACATGGACCAGCGTCTCGTTGCTCTTTACACAGAGCTAGCCTGTGACTTAGCACCATATCTCAATAGACCTCCAGTTGAGGTCAACGGATATGGCCCATCCTCGTACGTCAAGCAGTTTGCAGCTCGACACCTGATGGATAACGTTATGAAGAAATTCATGGCGCATTCCAAAGGTGCCGATGAGGCAGCTACTCAGACGTTTCTCGCATCAAATAAAAAGTGCGAGAGATGGGTTAACCCACTTACTTCCCCTGACTTAGCAGAAGCCGATAGGCAGCTGTTAGGCCAGTTCTCGAAGTTTATGGAGGATTTCTTCCTCTCTTATGTGGGTGAGGATGCGGAACTTTCCTGGGTGAACGTTTGTGAAAACGCTCGCTCAGGACCGGGTGCTGCAATTGGAGCAAATGGTGGTAGCTTTTATGCTAAACACTTTAGCTCCCCTCTGACTGCTACGTCTCAGTCCTTAGTACGATTGTACTATGCTCATAACGCGTTGTATCCCGAGTTCCAGATTGCGGAGAATATCCGAACCCTGGAGTTTGGGGAGCCGCGTATGGTAAGTGGCTCTAGGACTAGCTTCGCCCCAAAAACGGTAGACACGTCACGAATGATCTGCGTCGAGCCAGGTATCAATATGTACCTTCAGCTTGGGCTTGGATCACTCATAGAGAAGAGACTACTTAGACTCTTCTCAATTGACCTTGCGAGCCAGCCATCGATTAATCGATGGATGGCTAAGCAGGGCAGTGAACGACCTGATGATGAGCAATCCTTCGCAACGATTGACTTGTCATCAGCCTCTGATTCGATCTCGCTTATGTTTGCGAGAGACTTCATACCTCCAGAGTGGCTTAGTGCCATTCTAGAGCTGAGGTCTCCCACGACTAAGCTTGGGAATTCAGAAGTTGAGCTTAATATGGTCAGTACGATGGGGAATGGTTTTACCTTTCCTCTTCAGACAGCCATATTTTGCTGTGTCGCTGCTGCATGCAGCACTTTGTCTGACGGGTCTTCTAGGGCGGTTTGTTTATCAGACCTCTCTAGGGACTTCTCTGTCTTCGGTGATGATATCATCGTGCGGAGAAACGTCTCCCATAGGGTGCTTCGGCTGCTGGAGCTTCTTGGCTTCACAGCTAATGCTGCAAAAACCTTCCAGTCAGGACCGTTCCGCGAGAGTTGTGGCCACGATTACATCAGTGGTCATAACGTCCGGCCGATATTCATTCGAAAAATGGATACCGACCAGGACATCGCGGTTTTAGTCAACCTCTTTAATGAGTGGTCCGCAAGGACCGGCATCATGCTTCCGAGCTTTATGAGCAAACTCTGGTCTTTTTTCAAAAAGAGGCCTTTGTTTGTTCCTTTAGCAGAGAACATGGATGCTGGGGTGAAAATCCCGCTCAGTCTCCTGGAAAGCCTTCTTCTTGAAGGCGAGAAACGGGTCGGAATGGATGAAAACCTATCGATTTGTTACAAACGATGGGTTGGTCGTCCACCTAAGATCCGTTTCAGAGATGGGACTGTTCATGTCCCTAAGAGGCAACGTCGACTTATATACAACCCTCCCGGGTTGTTACAAGCGTATCTCAGGGGTGAGATACACAGAGGCACTATTAGCATTCGTGCTAATGGGCGCCTGCTGTACGACGCGAAGCGGGCCGTTAGTCCCTGGTGGGACTACGTGCCCAATACCCACGAGGAGCTAGTTTTCGGGCTAGCACTCGACAAGGTGCAGCATATTGCTGCGATCTCTGCTAACATCGGTCACCTTATAAGGTGTCCACACCATAACCAAGAGGTTTGATATGAACATCGAAATAGTTGACCGTCCTACGTTCCTCATGGATACCATGAAGGTAGCCCGCCCTGGCGAAAGCAAGGACTGGTATACCACATGGGAATCTCGTGTGGAAGTCAAGCCCTCTGTAGTGATCAAAGATCTTGAAACTACTTTGGGTTTGAAAGAGTGTGACCCGACTGGGCGCAACGTTGTACTCCGTGTTATCTTAAGAAAGATAGACGGGGAGGTACGGCGGTTAGCGTTTAGGTCAGGATCATACCGCAGGTCGGACTGGGGTGACGGAAAGTCAACCGCGGCCCGAGTTGCTGAGGACTTGCTAGAAGCCCTTGGATATCGATTTAGAGTGTATCGCCCTTATAAGGGTGACTACGTCTTCTTCGATTCCTCCTTAGGCTAGACATCTAGCAAGGTGTTTTGCAAGGATTTTCTCTGAATAGAGGAACCCTTGGGTCTCCAGAATGGAGAGCCTCCGAC